AGTGTATTGAGTCAATATAATACTAGAGGGGAGTGGTTTAATTTTGACATGATAAAAGGTATACTTTTTCATTTAAAACTACAGCCAGTAGAAAAATCAATTAAGGATTGGAAAGATTCTTTACATAAAATTTTATGGGATGAATATTTTAACCGAACACGATTTGAACACGATGATAAGCGAAAAAAATTTATTGAAAAAGAAACCGAGAAAAAACGAGAAAGAATAGATAGATATACATACGAAGATTTTTTAAAAATTGTCACAAATAGTAGCTATGGTGATATTGTAAATGATGCTTTAGATAATAGATGGAAGACGGGTAGAGGAGAGTTTGGTAATAATCAGATTATGAATACTTATAACGTTTATAATAAACATATCAGTAAACTTTTAGATCTAATGTTTCAAGGGGCCGACACTCAAATTAAAACTAAAAAAGGTTCTGTGATAGATAATTTTAATGACGTTATTCACGATGGTGATCCTTATTTTAATTTAAATGGTCAGGGCTGGACCTCTGCTTCTGGTATATCACTACGTAATGCTGTTTATCTCTGGGATCATGCTAATCCTAAATTGAAAGAATTAGCAACTAACCTTGTTGAAGAAGACGAGAAAAAATTAAGAATAGAAAATGTATATGATAGGAGCACGGTTTAAAATGATGTTAAAATTTTATATATGGGTGATGGGTTGGTCCGGTGCGATTAATAGTTGGGCTTGGCGTAAACAGGCTAACATGATTAAATATAAAGAGAAAAAAGACGAAGAGGATTATATTAAGGAGTTGAAAAAGAAACTATGAGTGTTGAATTTGGATTAGGTATGTTTGGTTATAGTATGTTATGTTTAATTATAGGTGCGCTAATCGTATATTATTTTATTAAAGATCTATGATGAGTGATAAAGATATTCAAGAATACCATAACATTGGTAAAGCTATCAAATTTAGTGAAAAGTATACCTATGTCAGTGCTACACGGCACGAGGACCACGGAACACGGCTCTATGATGTAAATGGTACTAGACTTCCNAGTGTCACTACTATATTAGCACGGACCAAGGATCAAAAATTTTTAAAAGACTGGAAGGCNAAAGTAGGTGAACAAGAAGCAGAACGAATCAAAAACTTGTCTAGTAATCGGGGGACAGCTATGCACAAATTCCTGGAGCATTATATTACAGGAACTGGGTACGATGATCTTACAGAACTCGGACAGAAGGCGAAAGCCATGGCCAAAAAAGTTATTGAAGTGGGTCTTGCACCGGTCGAAGAGTATTATGGGTCGGAAGTTACATTATATTACCCTGGCCTTTATGCTGGGTCTACTGATTTAGTTTGTCTACACAACGGCAAAGAATCTATTGTAGATTTTAAACAAGCAAACAGACCAAAGCGAGAAGAGTGGATTGAAGATTACTACATGCAGATTGCAGCATACGCCATGGCTCACGATTATGTACACGAATCTAAGATAGAACAGGGTGTAATAATGGTATGTACCCCTGACCTATACTATCAAGAATTTGTTGTAAATGGGGCTGAATTAAGGCAATGGAAACATAGGTTTCTCAAAAGACTAGACATGTATTATGACCTAATGCATGATGAGAAAGAAAAAGCAAATGTAAAAATAAAAGAGGAGGACTTCTACAATGGAGCGTAATAAAAAATGAATAATAAAATGTTTAAAGCTTTGATGAAAAGATATGATGCAGAGATAGAAGATGCATTATACAGAATAGATTGTATNAATGACCACAACTTAATTATACCCGAACATACGGATATACTNGGTGAGGTTGACAAAATGTTACAAAAAATTTCAAGCGCAGAGGATAGATTGGCAGCATTGAGGCGACACTATGGTGAAAATAAGGCAAAAGATTTACTATAAGGGATCTAAAAAGTTTAAAAAATTTTTAGAAAAAAAGCAGGTAGTAAAAAGTGTCTTTTTGTCGTTTTAGTGTATTATTGGCATAAAATAAGGCTTTTAGGTAGACATTTTTAGTGACACTTTTTGATTAGGTAGACAAAAAATAATGTCACTTTACAGAAAGGCCTTCCGCGAAACGTTTTGTTTTTGTCTCAGTAGTTCAAAACTTTCTAGATCCCTTATACAAAACTGATATAAGGGGGTATGCCTAGGAAAAGAAGAAAAAGAATTGCAACTGATGGAGCTCCCGAGATACCTTATCCGAGAGTCAGAGTGGAGTGGATTGATTGTGTCAGTGACTCTGGCTGGGCCACAGACAAAGAGTTTGATAAGATGAGATTAGCAAGACCTGTTAATGAAGGTTGGTTATATTCTAAAGATAATAAATCTATAAAGTTGTTTGCTTCTTACGATAAAGATGATGACGGTATTACTTTTGGGGATCGGACGATGATTCCTCGTCAGTGGGTGAAGAAGATTCAGAAGTTATAGTTTTATCCGGAGCCGCGATTAAAGCGTAGTCTTCCTCTGTTTTCTTAATTTCTTTATCTAATTCTTCTTTGGTCATGTCTTCTAGTTTACCTGTCAATCCTACTGTCCTATTCCAATATAGACCTTCTACCTGACCTCTAGATTTTTCAGCATTGTGGGCCGCAGAAAAATTACCTTTTTTGATGGCTAGTTCTTTGATTCTATTCAATTCTGCTATGTGATTTAGTTTTGTAACTCTATGTTTTTCTAGTTTTTCACCCTCTAAATGCTCTATATATTGAACAACTGATGGGTGTATTCTAGGATTGGTTAGCTCGTACCCACTTCTATTATTTCTATTTGGACTGTACCCTGCCATTTTTGCAGCCTCTGATTTACTCAGAGCTTTGCCTGTTTCAGGATCTCCGTATACAAGTAGTTGTGCAAATCTCTTTTGCATCGAGGTTAGTGACCTTTTTGCTGCCATATTGACAATTTAAGGTAACATAGTTATAAAGTCAAGGTATGAAAGATGACAGAGGCGATCTAGACTTAACCAAACAAATTGAACAACTCCAACTCACTATCAAGATGTATCAGTCCATATTACGTGATGCACAAAAACAAATCTATTATTGGAAAACTTTTTGGTATGAAAGTCAAAGTAAAGAAAATTTGTTGCAAGGTTATAAAAAAGTGATAGAGAATTTATCTAACAAGTTAAGACGAAAAGATTTATGAGAGTTCAAGACTTGCAGCTGTTCCTAAGTCAGTTTACGAAAGGGTCTGATGCTATTAAGAATGCAACAATCTACGTAGAAAAAAANGGCAGACTGCATGANATTAAACGAATGGAAGTGCATGAAAATACACANCCCATTATNGGTCAACCTGGTCATACTTCACATAGATTAGTTTTAAAAACACAGAAACCTTCCAGTCTTATCTTGCCAGATAAACTACAAAAAGATTATTAAATAAATGAAATTGTTACCTTTAAAAAGGCATGGCTCCAGAGCGAAAACTATATGAAAAACTTAAAAAGGTATCTAAAGATATCTTATGGACTAGAATTGAAAACCAAAGCCTATCTGGGACTCCTGATTTATTGGGCTATAATGTTAATAGCACCTTTTTCACAATAGAGTTAAAAGTAGCTAAAGGTGATAAGGTTCGCTTGTCCCCTCATCAAGTTTCGTTTCATGTCATGCATCCTAAAAATTCTTTTGTGCTTGTGGAGTGGAAGGATAAGCATCTGTTGTTTGAAGGTAAACAATCGCTTGAGCTTGTAGATTCTCCGTTGTCATCGCTTGAGCNTGTGGTTGATTCGCTTGAAGATTGTGTGAAGTATTTGTCTAGCCTATAGGCTTATTTTTCTTCATATAGTGTAGGGTAAATAATTAAATCTGTGTCGTTACACCAATCTTCATTGATCTCACATCCCCAGTAATTATCATCTAAATCTTCATGCCAAAAAACAACATCCTTCTCTTGATCTTCGCATTGTAATCTTTTTATTAAATCTTTTACTTTCATTTATTCTTCCTCTATCATCTTAACTAATAATTTAAACTCTTCAACGGGGTCGTGTTGTGTTTCGTCCCATTGTTTAATATTAGTTTTTAATATTTTTTTTATTTTTTGTAGTTTATCTCTGTATGGATTAACAACCTCAAATGCTCGGTCATATCCTCGCTTTTCTGCAAGGTCTTCATCTTCTCGTATGTCCAAGCCTGCGCTGTCACACTCTTGCATTATACACTCTTCAACTTCATGCTGTGGTGTCATATCATTTAAACAAAAATAATGTTTTGGTAGTTTCATATTATCCTTTCTCGCTTGTAGCTTGAGCTTGTCGCTTGAGCTTGTCGCTTGTTAGTTTTAAGGGGTGGCGTTGCTGAACTTTTGTCTCGAGACCACCCCTTATCTGTACAAAATTAAACATCTTGTACAAATCCGTTAAAATCTTTTTTGGCCTTACCTTTAGCAATCAAACCGACTACAACTTTTTTCGGGTCTAAGTGTCTAAGGTCATGTTTATCACCATTAATCACCCTACGCCCTAGCCATTTTCTAGGTAGTTTTTTTCTAAATACTGTTGCGATATTGTATTTTGTTTTTAATACTTGTTTAATATCATCTAAATTATTTTCAGCTTGTGAGTAAGTTAAACTGTAATTTTTTGGTAGTTTTTGAAGTAGTCTATTTTTGATTTTTGTATAATCTATAAATTGTACTTGTGGATTATTTTCCATAAGATTTAAGCCGTTGTCTAGCTTGTATCTCTCAAATGGCAGGTCGCTTGTCCCGTTTAATCTCACAGAATATTTCAGTTTTTTTCTTTTTGCCCTCTCGCTTGAGAGTTTTATTTCACGGTCTAAATGATTTAAAAATTTTTGCCTATCAGCTAGAAAATAATATTTTTTGTTTAATC